GTTGCGCTTATGTTGAGGATTTTAATAGAGCAATGAATATTATTAATGCCGCGCCTATATTATTAACAGGTACGAACCCTTTATTGATACCTGCTAGTGAAAAGGTTCCTCGTTATAAACTACCGGCGGGGCTTCCTCCTAACATCATAGCACGTAAGGATTTTTATAGGCAGTTAACAGTTGACAGAGATGTATCAACGAGTGCTATTGAGGATCTGCGTAGTTTCCAGCTTATTGATGTATGGCGTATTATGATTCTTAAGGCTAGCATTGAGTTTTTGAAATTATTGCGTAGCATATTTAGTGTTCTAAGCAAGGTACCGGGGTTAAAAGCGATCCCTCGTACACTTGATCGATGGATTGAGGATTTAGGTAAACAGTTATCACATTATGTGGATCCTCAAGGTAATGTGTATGTAGGTAATGAAGGATATACCCCGCCATTATCTGTAATACTGGATGAAGAAACTGATTATAGTGATGAGGATATAGACGATGCAGTAAGTGAATATGAACAATTTAAGGGTGAGCTTAACAAGGGTGTTGCGGGTATAGGTGGTGTTGAATCTTCGAATGCCTTAACATATGCTAATACTATCATTAAATTTTTTGCAGCTGAATTCCCCAAGCAATATCCTGATAAGATGCATTTGTTGACAGCAAAGTATTATTTACCGCAAGCCAAGGATAAGGTTATGGCGGCGATTGGTACTGATTGGATGCACTTATGTACCCCTGAGAGGAAGGCTATAATGCGTGAGATTGAAGCAGATCCGCGGCTTAACTTTTACTGGGGTACCCTTATTAACCGCTTAGAATCTGAGGAGGGTGTCCATTGGGTGATGGAGGAGAATGGCTAACCTTAGTGAAATATTAGCGGATGTTGAGGGCTATGTTTCGTCTCATTATCCTGATTATATAATGTTTTTGAATGGTAGGTCCTATGAATTTTTAAGTACACCACCGGAGAATAGGGATAATTGGTGGAATTTTTGGTATCCAGCATTGCGGGCTTCAACTCAGTATGTATGCCAGGATATTTGGGATACTGCAGAGCATGATATAGAGATTATTTATTCTGAATATGTCGCTGATATCGTTGTTGATTTGTTTGCACATAGGTTTCCTGATAGCGAAACTCATTTAAGCAGGCTCTGTACTGAGATAGCCAATTCTCGAGTACGTATAAGGCATGAGGGTGGAAGATATATAACGGGTGAGAGGTGGTCTCCCGAAGATTGGAGGGAAGGCGAAGAGGAACCAGAATTAGAACCCGAGTCGGATGAAGAAGCAGATTCATTTATTGATGATGTAAGAGAGGCTATTACGCGTGGTGCTGAGCATGCGTGGGATTGGATACGTACACAAGGTGAAAGGATAGGGAATTGGTCCCGTAGCACATATGATACAGTAAGGCGGCGGCTTCGTAACATACGTGAAGGATTAGATGATACGTGGGAGCGCATGACGACATTACCTCATAACTGGCGTGATGCATTGGATAGTGTTGATGAGTTTTTAGATAGTATGTACGATCGTATATCTAGTTGGCATATTGATTGGGGTTCACTTGGTGAATCATTAGATGAAACTAGGGAATTTACATTAAGAGCGTTAGGTCATTATCATCTCAGTTTTATGCGACGGCCTCACGATTTTATAAATGAGGTATGGGAAGAATATCGTTCATGGGCGCAGGCTAACGGATTGTCGCTGGATGTAAGTCATACTAATATACGAAGGTTTCTTGCTTATAAGTGGGGGCTTAAATTTGATCCTAATGATGTGAAGGTAGATGAAGGACGGTTAGTAACAGTTACTATAGGGCGTCGTAAACCAGAAAAGTTTATTAGCATCAGTTTCGGATTTTCAGATGCGTGGAATGTTATCAAGGAAGACGTAAAGGCCATATGGGATGAATTTGCTGAACGATATGATGTGATAAAAAGTTTCGATTGGAAGCGTTATTTTATGGAGCAGTTACAGGATATTGTTGATAAATTTGTTGATATAATCAAAGTTGACCCTATTTATTTAGCTTGTTGTCTTCTGGATACAGGGTTAACATTAGAAAAATATTTGGATCCTGCACTGTTAGCCGCTATTGGCCGTATTCTCCAGATTTTAACGTATAGTCCATATATAGGTTTGTCTTTTGGTTTTGATCTTATGAAAACGATTAACGAATCGTTAAGTTTTATGATTCGTACAGGATGGGTAATATTTTTGAAATATATGGTGTTTAATGCTGTGTCGGCGGTATGGTATAAGATTGATAAATTTTTATATGAATTGGGGATGTGTATTGTTGATCCTACCCGTTCGAAAACTAAATGGTGTAAAGAATGGATGGCATTTTTAAGATGTGTGCCTTTAATGGATTTTCTGTATTATTTATACAATAAGTTAACAGGCATTAAGGATAGTATTTTGTCATTTTATTTCCAGTTACTTGATGATTTAAGGTTCCGTGAATGGCGGCTTCTTGAAGACATACGTGTCATTTTTGCCAATGCTATCAATATAAATATTATTAATAGGTGGCGTGGGTTCTTCAATAAACTGTTGGCAATTGTTGATGCACTTGCTTTGTGTATATCGTCGGCTGATGTGCAGGATTATAGAGGGAGGTTTAGAGGATATAGAATGCCTATTGTACCAACACCCGGCGGTGAGCCTAGTGATGAAGAACATATTAGTACCTCTGGACATGTACCAGGTCCAGGTGAATCGACGAGCACAGCACGTGAGTTTTACCGCAGGGCTGTAGGCGGTATAGATACCGAAGGTGCTATAGAGGCGGGCGCTTCCATACATGACGTTATTGCTACAGTTGTGCCAAATGAACTATATAGAAGACTTGTGGAATGGTATAATTTTGTGCAAGAACACGTTCATACAGAAAGTAAGGATGAATGTGATCGCCGGTTGATAACCGGCTTGTTTAAGCTAATGGAGGACTTATATGAATAGATTGCTTAAGCAGTTATTGCAGCGTCTTGCAGGCAGGGACTTGAATGCGGAGGCGCTATCTAGTATTACTGCTGAGCTGCCTCGTGCGACGGTGCATACGGTTAAGTATATGGATCCGAACAGAAGTATTATTTATGATGAACCGCCGCGGCCTCGCAACGCTGTTATGATTCATCCACATTTTGATATGCACCAGTTAGCACAAATCTATGATTCTGTAGCGGGCGACCGGCCTATAATAGTTAAATTCAGAGATGATATAACTGTAACAACACATGCTTTTTTATTTTCATGGATGGGTAGTCTGTTTGGTATAAGGGATGAACATCCATATGAGGTTGTTTACCCTGATGATCTAGAAACGATCGTACCTATATCAAGCGATGGGTTTGTGTTTACAGGGACCTTTAGACCTGTAAAAAAGCTTATCCGTCATGCTGTTAATAAGGATTTGGTTATGTTCCGTAGTACATTAGGTGAAACGGTGGTAACAAAAGATCATTCTTTAGTATTTATAGATGGTAGTACTGGTACTGTGGATGATGTTGAAAAGAAGGTGCCTGGTATTGTTGCATATGTAAAAGACGTATCATTTTCTAAGGCAATAACGTACAAGCATTCGACGAGCACATTTTTAGGATTTGCACGCAATAGAGTTGTTGTACATGCACCATCTCTGGCTGAATTTGTGAAGTTTATGATTGTATTATTTGAGCATGGTGATTATGGTGTTTTTCATGACCAGCTGGGGTGGCGGCTTCCTGTCTGCCCATTTTTAATAAGGTTAATTGATGATAATAATTATCAGGTTACATATGATGATGAATATGTCTTTGTGCCAAATGATAGTGCATTAGGAGAGGTTCTTTCCTATTTGTTGCCATTTGGGTTAGATGCATTGCCAAGATGGTTCTTTGATGAAAAGTTTATTAATATTGCTATATCAATCTTTTATAATGAATGGGAGGGGTATTTAAGGAGTCGTACACCATTAATTGCATCATATATATCATTTTTATTAAGGTATAAAGGTGTACAATTTGCGTTAAACTATGATGAGAACGGTTATAAATTCATGGATATACGCAATTTTGAGATTCCTATTATTTATTCGGATATACAGGTGTTGCCATATATGAGTGATGATCCATATGTTTATGATGTATCCATTGAGGGTGAGGTTTTTGTAGATCCTGTTGGATTTTTGACATTACATAATACAGAGGCTATTGTCCGCCGCGGGATTGAGGAGTATGTTATTCGTATCCCATGGCATGAGGTTGAGGTTATTAGTGATAGCATAAAAGCTAAAAATCATTTATTGCGGCGGCTTCAAATTATGAGGCGCCGCTTCGACTGTGACCTATTAGGTGAATTTTCGCAGTCATTTATAAGACAGTTATTGTTATTTGGTAATGTTTTTATCAGGATTGTATATTCACGTGAAACCTATGAAGGCCGCAAGCTGCCACTCTATCCTGAATTGCTCTATCCTCCTGATGTAGCTATAATGTATGATATAAAGAGAGATAAAATTATTGGGTATACATATGATCGTTACGTATTTAAACCTGAACGCATTATTCATGTGACCTTAGCAAAGTTTCCTGGGTATTTTTATGGAAATTCTATCCTATCTGCGACTGTGGAGGATGTTAAGGTTCTCAGGTTATTGGAACAGCAAGCAGAGATTATGTCTGTTTTGTATTCGTCACCACAGATATTTTTGAAGGTTGGTACGCCAACGATACCAGCCGGGCGGCCTCCTAATGATCTTTTAGATAGACCGATGATGATTGATGCATTAACAGAGGAAGATTTAGCACGTGAGGGGCGCCGGCTTGAGGGTTCGGAGCCTCATTCACTAAAAATTATTCCATATTATGATGAGCCTGTAGCTATATCACCAGAGGCACCGATTGATTTGGAGCCGTTCTTGAAGCATTTTAAGAATCGTGTTTATCAAGCGCTTGGGATCGATCCTGTTATATTAGGTGATCCCCAAGGGTCAAATAGAGATACATCTGTTATTGGTGAATCGGCGACAAATAAACGCATTGAATATATAGCACGTCTTTGGCAGAGATATATTAATTTCATTATAAATGATATATTTATGAGTGAGGTGCCTTATACAGAGCCTGTTTATGTGCATTTGCCGAAGATTGACACAACGGATTACATGGCACGTATAAGATTAGGGCTGAACTTATATCAAAATGGTATAATTACCAATGACGAAATGCGTCGTTTGTATCTTGGTTATGATCCGTTGAGTGATGATGAGCTTGCGAGGACCATTTTTGGTTTAACGGGGCGCTTAGTAATTAACACAAATGAAATTGAGTCTCAGTTAAGCCCCGAGAATCAATATGGGAGGCAAATGGCGCCTCCTAAGGTGAAGAGGAGGTGATATGGCTATAAAATATAGGGATGAAGATGGTAATCTTATTATAGAGGGTGTTGAAATATCACATCCCAATGTAGTTAATGATAATTTTAGGTTCTATGTTAATGCAGCTGAAAAAATAGACACACTTCTAGAGCCGGCTCCTGTGCCAGTGCTTTTATATCATCAGGATCATGTGGATCCGATAGGAGAGGTGAAGGATGCTAAGTTTACTGATTCAGAGTATGTTGAGGGTGCAAAAGCTATTAGTGCTACGCTTGTAATAAAGGATGAGGAGGCGGCTAAAAAGTTTGAAAAAGGTTTATATAAGAGGTTTTCTATTGGGACGAAACCGAAGAAGGTTATCTGCAGCATATGTGGCAAGGAACGTGGTGAATGTGAACATATAGTAGGCAAAATTTATGATGGCAAGCTTTGTTATGATAAGGTTTTCATTGATAGATTTCTGGAGGTATCTGTTGTTAATATTGCAGCTGATAAATTTGCTGTGTTACATGAGAAGGATGATTTGAAAGATGCTCTTTTTGACGAAATAAATTTAGAATTAGACACGGAGGAAGATATGGCAGATAAGGACAAAACGATTGATACAGATTTCGTTGAATATGCTGAGAGTATTTTAGGGGAGGATCTTAGTG